GATATTAATTTTGTAAAGAGAACCTTTCGTGTTTGTTTTACCGGTAACACCAATTCCAGTTTCATCTACAACACTCAAAATTGGTGGGTTGATGATGTCGTAATCAGTTCCTTCCTTTGTGATATTAATTGCTTGAATATCACCGTAATAAACACTATTCTGTGATTTGTAGTTCAGAAGTTCTACACCATTGGTGAAAGCACCAGTGTATCCAGATATAGTGTCATACTTACCACTTTCCATATTAGGTGGTAAAAATTCTCTATACAATCCCTGAACATTTACATTTTTATTGTAGAACTCCAAGTATTCCAAACTACAATCAGTAGCTGTCCCTTCAAGTGAAACAAAGATATTCCTAAAGAGGTCTGATTTACTTCTTGAAATTTTTACATTACTTTCATCAATACGTCTGATGAAGTATGAACCAGTTGTAACACCAGTAAATCCCGATGAACCAGGTGTGTAGATTACTGAGTCACCGGTATAGAAACCATGATCTGGTAAGTTAGTTGAGTTTGTTGGTAAAGTTAAAACATCAGTACTAATTCCCGATGAAACAGTTTGACTAAAGTTGATCTTTCTATCATATGGGTTAGTAAGAGTATCATTGTAATTTGGAATTGAGTTTGAAGAAAGAAGGACATCTCCATTGAATTTTGAATATGTGTTTTGGACATTAGCAATAAAATTGTTGAGTTGTGGATACCTGGTAGAATTTCCTTTAAGGTTATTGTTTTCAACAAAATAAACTTGGTTAAGGGCTGCAGATGATTCAAGTTTGACTGTAAATTGTTCGGCGTTTGCAACACTATTGATCTCACCATTGATCGAAATGGTTCTATCTTCATTAATTAAACTAATACTATATCCAACTTTAAAGAAATGTGGATAAGAAGATGTTATAGTATAGATGTTATTTGTGACATCAGTTTCAACAATATCCTCTACAAAGAATTTTGACTTTACATTGAGTCTCCAATTGTTTGCTTTCTTCCCACTTGCCTCTAATCCAAGAGACTTAAGAAGAATAGTGTCTTTTGGTCTATAGTAATTGGCCTGTTCATTCAATTGAAAGTCCTTTAAGGACGAAGCCATTCTTACAGTGATCTTATCTTTCTGATTGATGTCAGTGTAGGCATAGCAGAATTGATCCAATCTAATATCGGATGTTAAATCAATCTGATTGAGGATTCCATCCACATTAAAGAATTGATTGTCAGTTTTACCACTATAGGCAACTGACACATTATTTCCATCAATATCAACAGTTACAAGTTTACCAAACTCTGGGAAACCAATTGTCGAGTCAACATCGATGAATGTTTGACCTGTTGAGACGGTGTTTAGAATCTTTGTTTTGGGGTCTGGCTCAAATGTGCCAAAAATAGAACCCTTTACATTAATATCTCTTGAGTAACCACCATCAATACTGATCTGATAATACTCATACCCACCATAGAGAATCTGTTTTACGTTACTTACAGAACCTCTTGCATTTGTGGTATCTTGGAATATAGTTCTATTTTTGAGATCAAGCGGATCACCCTGAATAGCTTCAACAATGTAATCTTGAGTGATCTTATAATCAGCATTAGAAGGTCTAACAAGATATTCACTTGGTTTGATTACCTCTACTTCTTCACCGTATAGAGCTCTGAATAGAATCTTAAACGATTCATCTGTACCTTTGGAAGTATAAAAACTGTCTGCACCGTAAACAAAGTTCCTTTGGTTTAAACCGGTGTAAAGGGTTCTGTTTTCGAAGCCAGGGGTTACCTGACCCTTTACCCTGTTAAAGAACTTCTGAAGGAATAATACGTTAAGATTAAAGACCTCTGTGCCCTTGGTGTGGTCATCAATCTGAGATTGTGAGAACTCTAACTGGTCTGGAGCAATAGAATTTACATATGTGGTGATACCACTGAAACCTCTGGAGCAATTTTCAAAAGAGGTGTCAGTTTTATACTCATAATAGATAATTTCATCATCAATCTTGATAAGACCATCTCTGTTGCAAAATCCGTCAGTTCCGGTACTTGACGCAATACTGATAGTCGTATCAATAAATGACAAATCACTACCGAGAATGGTAGAGTTACGCAGATTGAAGAGTTCATCGACCTTGATATATTGGTCGATATTCTTTAGGATATCTACAGGACCACTTTGTGTTTCCTGTGAAACATAATATTGTTGTAAAAACTCTGGTAGCAGTGGAAAATCATCAACAACATATGATGGGAGTTGACTCGCAACTATATCCTGAAGCTTTACTCTATCTGATGCCATTTATCTTTAGTAACCGGAGGAGTTAGATGATCTAGTAACTGAAATTGATGGAGAACCCGCCAATGTCGCAGTTGTGGTTGTGGTTTGATTGGTTGTAGTCGTTGATGACTCAACAACTGTGATTGGTGTCCCTCTTACGAGGCTACCATTTGAGTAACTAGAACTTACAATGTAATTACTTCCAGAAACATCATTATTGGATGAAATGTTGTCCCTGATCACTTTCACATGTGTGTTTCCAGTATCTAGTTGAATATAAAGATCTTGTAATCCAATCACATCATTAGAGTAAGGAACAGCTGAAACTTGAACAAGTGGTGATCCATTATTAACAGATGTTGAGATAATATTGATAGGGTTGAGTCTTATCTCACCCTTCTTATAATCAATAATTCCAATGTTTCTTCTAACGACAACAGGTTCATCTGGTGATATCAATCTAAACAAGAAAATACTTCCTGTTTCGAGACCAGGATTTGGTTGATCACCCAGATAAACAGTACCATTAATACCACTTACAATAAAACCAGAGGATTTAATGTTATAACCAATAATGGTACCATTATTTACTGCAGAATGTCCGTGATTTTTGATGTAAAAACGATTGCCAAAACAAAGTTCATACTCAGCAAAAGTATTTAACAGGGCTTCCATATCCCTTCTCATCGTAATCGTTGTAATATTAGATGTAATGGCTTCATTACTGTCATCAATGATCTTTTGGAACTTACTATACTTAAATCTGGCTCCAAATTTGTTCAATTCTACAGAATCTGAGTATCTGACGATACTATTGACAACAATATCTTGGACAGATTGTGAATTATTAGCTAAATTGGAGTTATAATACACGTCACAGTCGGCTTCAACGTAAAGATACTTCAAATCGACGATTTCTGGGACAATTCCAGCGACTGAATACTGTTTTAACTCTTGTTGGATGTTCTGTTTGATGGCACTTGACAAGAAAACACCATTAAATGGCTTCACACTGATGAAAACTTTACCGTATGATGGTGGAGTTAGGTCTTCTCCACCAAACGCAGATACAGATTCAGTTTCTGGATAGATCTGAGGAAGGATTGCTTCATAATCTGATGATGTTACGGCTCTATTTTGTGATGCATAGATGAGTGGAGCGTATTTTTTGACCGATTCCACCCCTTCTATGTCTTGCCCACCATAAGATGGGATGTTTGTAGTGATAGCAGAGATACCAGAAGTGATTGAGGCGTTGTTATTGTCCCTTAAAACCCCAATAAACGAGAAATTTTCGATAGAATTGGTAATATCACCACTACCAGTGATGTATCTAGTCTCAATATAGTTGTTATTTTCGAGTTTTTTACCAAAAACACCGTCTCCGAAGAGTAATTCGTACCTTTCTCCGTCTGTTTCTTGGATAAAGAACACTCTTGTGGTCGGTCCAACCTTAAAAAGACTGTTAAAAAGGGTATATTTCTCAGAAACAGTGTCTCCTTTCGCTGATCTGACCTTAACACTGATCAAAGCAGAGTCAATTCCAGCGTTATCAAGGATAAATTTCTGATTTTGGAGGTCTTCATCGACTGTAAAGTTCTGTTCGATGTAAGAACCTTCATAAACATCGATATTATTGAAGTATGCATTGCCAGTTGAATCAACTGGAACGGTAATGTCCTCTACAATTGAGAAAATAAAGTTATTTCCTTCTCTTGTTCCAGTCTGTCTAGACGATAAAACTGATCCTGCCTTCAAAGTTACAGAGACAGATGTACCAGAACTGACATCTACGTTAAATGAAATATTAGCAATCGACGATTTCCTTGACCTTGGAACGTATCCAATGTTTCTAGCTAACGATACAACGTTCTCTCTAAGGGTTGCACCATCAATAAACACCTCATTAGTAGCCATGTTGGCGTTGTAAGAGGTGATATATGTGTTGAAAGCAAGTGTATCAATGATTGTTGAGAGGTTAGATCCCTCAAAATCATAATCGGTGAAGTTAGAGTTCGCCTTCAGATAATCCTTGATAGAGGTTTTTATCTGTTCAAAGTTTAAATTGCTAAAATTAACTAGAGACATTTATCTAGTAAGCTGTAATACAAATGATAATTGTTGTTCTGGGACATCAAGCCCAGTGATGTAGTACTTAATAACAACATCAAATGCATTTTCATCATAATTTGGATCAACAATTACTTCATTGAGTTCTACTCTAGGTTCGTAATTATTAATTGTGTTTTCAATTTCTCTTTTAATAGAGTCTGCAGTCAATAAATCCAAGTTCTCAAACAAAAGACGAGAGACATTTGAACCCACATTAGGTTGAAATGGCTTCTCGCCTGGTAATGTGAAAACTAAATTACGAATTGACCTTGATATTGCACTAGCGTTCTGGATGGCAATCAGGTCATCATTCAGAGGATTGATCTGAAAGGTGGCACTGATGTCCTTAAATCCTTGACTAATACGTCTTGCAGGCACTAATTACACTTACAACAATTCTGGTTTATTTAGTAGGTTAAAACTCATTTAGTGTAATGGGTTCCATTCCATATTCCCAGTCATCGTAATCGTCCTCATTACGAATCTTTTCGTGTAATTCCTTTTGTACTACGAAGTCATGTTTCTTAGGTGTGAGACCATCATTAGAGATCTCTCTCAACATCTTCTTATTGCCTTGAAACTCATTCAAGGAAACTCTTTCTTCCCAACCTTGATCTGTGGTGAGATGTGTAGTACCCCACATTTCCTTCATATAGCTTACATTCTTATCGACGGGTGAATTTGCCATTGTAGCTCCTGATTGTTAAATCAGAACTTTTTTGAGGTGGTTGCTATCACCTATCAATATAGTAACCCAACCTATCATGGTCTCTTTCATCTATGTATAAAAAACCCTCTGGTGGGTTGATCTCCTCACCCTCCCAGACTGGTATTGTAATACTATTCCCATACCTAAAGTCAGGGTTACGTCTGAAATGTACTTCGATGAGCTTACCACCTATAAACTCACAATTAATCCATCCATACCTGTAGAGACCGATAGTAGTCAGTATCTTAGGGTAAGGTACCTTTATGTCAACCTTCTCCCACCTACTAAACCTATGTGTTGCTGTAACGTCCTTATATCCCTTCACAGATAATCTCTGTTCTTTTACATGGAAGTCTACAGAGTGATCCATTGCATACTCTGGATAAGAACCAGTCCTATCCTCATGGTACTCATAGTCCACAGAGATGTGATCACCCTCAAAGACCTCACACCAGAACTCTGCAGGGTGTAGGTGTTCTGTATCACTCTCAATGTATTCAATACGAGAGTATCTACCCATACCCATTAAGTTCATAATAGGCCTGATAATATAAAAACCAGGTTCAGGTACTTCGAGTCCCGCGGGACCACAAGTATAACCTAAACGCTGGCTTAGTATCAGTTTGTTGTATATCCACAGATGCTGAGGAAGGATACGATTCCATTCCTCTTTCACTGTTAAGTGGTAGTTACCTACCTTGTCCTCTATATTTCTTCTTTGCATGATTGCGTGAAGACGCAGCATATTTAGTATTACGTCCCATACCCTGTCGAGTATTCTTAGGGGTTGAGTCAATCAGGGCGATACCGCCCTTACCCATTTTTACTTTTGCCATATTAGTTCTGTGGTAGTGGTCTTGCGTTTACGATAATAGCAGATGGTTTACCTGCTTGGAAGAGTTTCTTTGCTTCATTTTGATGTGAAGCTGTAACTCTCTCTTTAAACCTCTTGTTGCCCGTAGAGGGCAACTTAAAGGTGATTTCATAAGGAAATTGTTTATACATCAGATAACACGCATCTTTTCATGTCCAACACGGATACGAGGATCACACCAGATCTCGAAACCAGCTTCAATAGCGTCGAGACAGAACGAAACGTCTTCTCCACACATATCTTGAACAGCTCCAGACTCAAAGGTTTGCATCTTAGGAGCGAACCAAGGATACTTCATCTCTTCATGTTCGAACACACCATTCTTGATCAGAACCCAACCGAAACCAGTGTAGTCAACAGTGAAAGGCTTCTTACGCTTCTGAATACCATCAACCATCTCATGGTTCATGACTCCACCATTGTTACGGAAGTCATCCTCTTCCAACCAGTGTGCAACAGAGGTAGTACGACCATCTTCTGTAGAATACCAACCAGCACTGATAGGACGTTCCTTAGAAGGATCTTCTTCAGCACCCTCAGGGAATGCTACGTCACACAGTTGCCAGAACTTCTCGGTGTTGAATACAATGTCACTATCAATCCACAACTGATAGTCATACTTCAACTTACCGTCCCAGGGAATCTGATCAGGACCACGAAGAACATTAGCACCCAGACACTTACAACGTGCAAAGTTGACCATTGAAGAATAGTCTTGACTAATCTGAATACTCATCTGGTTCTGAACCATATCAAAACATAGTTGTACAAAGTTCTTCAAGAACGTAAATGAACAACCACGACCTGGCATACAGAATACAATACTCTTACCCCGCATACGTGCCTTAATAGCATCATAATCCCATTCGGATCCACTCTTAGCAGTACTTGAAGGTTTACGAGGCGCCGTAGCTTTTACAGTAAATCCTTTTCCCATTTGAAATAAAACTCCATTTCAATAAACATTATACATGTAACAAGTTCACTTGTCAATGTCATTCAACCATATTTAGAGGTTCCCGGTCCCCTTCCACATAGGGTTTTCCGACCCCTCACTACCGTTCGGTCTTCGACCCCCTCTAAGACCTTGTAAGATCTTTCTATCTAAACCCAAACCCCTCACTACCGTTCGGTCTTACGACTCCCTTAGGTCCCTTAGGGAATTCCGAGAATTCTTGATCAACCTCATATGAGAGGTCTTCGGCCGTATAATTCGTCGTTATAATACCTACGAGATTGTTTAAGGTCTCCCAGGACTGTTTAAACTTCTCCTCTGTGAGTCCTGTAAGAACACACTTATTCTGTAAAAAAATTGAATACATTCTTCTCATAATAGTTTCTATATGTATCTCTCAGTTCCTCAGAGGGTAGTCGATACTCGCTACCGCTCGGTCTACGACTATCGATGACATTCTGAGTGTCTGAGGGGGTGATTATGTAAGCAACACCCATTCCAAAAAGTAATAGGCACCAAAAAATTCCTGAGAAAATTTTTCCAGGATACTTAATTAACCAACCCGCTAGGACTACCTTCCAGAAATTCCAATACACTCTTTGTGCCCCCTTCGGGGTCTCACTTCGTTCGATACTCATAATTCTTCTGAAACCTCTAAATGGGCTCGGCATAGCTGGGGGAATTTTTTTCTTCGAAATATTTTGAAGTCGGGTATATACTTTTGTAGGTTAGAGTGTTACGTTTTTCTCACAACGCCGCCTTTCATAAAACATCACAATCTTTCAATAACTGTGATATCGGGGAGGGGACATATAAGCCCCCTCAGTGTATCAAACTGTAACCACTCAGAGTGATACAAAGGCCATAAGATTCTAGCCCCCGATGTATACAACTGTATCAGAACTCAATGTCACCCAGAGTGCCATATTGGTCCTCTTGAGTGTTACTCTCATTACCCTCATAAGTGTTAGGAACTGTGGGGCTAGTGAGTGCTTCCAAGATCTCCAACATTTTGTCACCAGTGTTAGCCTGTGACAGTAGTGAAGTCATCAATTGAACGGACATAGTGAGTGTTAACGTGTGTTGTATGTGTGGTGGGTTTATAGACATCACCAGGTCTAGTAGTTAGTGTTATATAAGGGTCTTACAGTAAGGGTTAGCCAAGCTTCCCTACTTTGTTTTGGTGTTGATTATAACCGGCTTCGGTGTTGATGTTATGAAGTCCCACATTTGGAGTGGGTCCATTACCCTTAACCCATGCGGTTGTTTTACGCTTACTGGGCTTCAGTTTGGTTACCTTAGGGGTCACACCGTTTGCTTCAAGTTCGTCGAAAATGTTCAGAAGTTGAGTGATGCTGTTCATAAGTCAGTAGTGGTTACACTATAGGGGAACTTTCGAGGTTACTAACAATAATTGTGTAACCAGTTAGTGAAACATAAACCTTACACGGTTACTGTTATTATACACCATAACGGTAAGGGTTGCCAAGTGAAAAATGTACGGTCCTGGGAGTGTCACTG